TTTATTTTCATTTTTTGGATTTTGAATATTTTTATTTAGTGTATTTTTTTTTTCAAAACATTCACTTTTTGGGGATGTCTCTTTTTCTGGTTTTTCTGGTTTTTCTACTTTTGGTATTTTTTTAATAAATCCTTCTGGAAATTGTAATTTATTAAAGCCTGTATTTGTTTTTTTATTTGATTGTATTAAATGATATAATGGATTATTATTACATTCTATTTTCTTAAATCTTGTTTCCCAAGGTTTAGAAGCAAAAATGCATTTCATTAATCCATATGTTCTATATACTGCCTTATCAACATAATCATATTTATTGTAAATATCCCATGCTTCATTCATATCTCTTAATTCTTTAATATTTGTTTCATAATTATTAACTACGATATGAAAACTCATCGCATATTGTCTTATTTGTTTTGTTTTCTTATCTGTTGTTTCATTCTTAACTTTCCAGCCGTGGGCTTCACTAATAGCCAAAGAACCGAAGGGGTACATTTTACCTAAATAATTCATTATTTGATTTTTTAAATATTCGTGATTATCGTTGAATTCTTTTTCTGTTTCAAAACCTTTATCAATATCATAAAATGGTTTTAATTTTGTATCGGCTTGAATAACTTCAAAAATATTTGTTTGTTTATTATCTAAATATTTTTTAAAAAATTTATTTGTATCTAATCTTTCTATAAATTTTTTAGAATTATTAAATGCCTTACTGTTATTAAAGTATGAAGTTTGAAAATCTTTAGAAAAGTCTTTAAATTCAATCATATTTTCTACATTGTCGGGTTGTTCTAGAATATTCATCTTATATATATATATAATATATTTTTTTTAAGTAGATTTATATAAAAATATAAAATGATACACTAAGATTTTAAATATACACTTTTTATTTCATTAAGATTTTATAACTGATATAGTCATATCTATTTATATATAATATACTATATATAATATATATAGTAATAAAATTAAACTGAATGAAAAGTGTATATTTATTTATAATATTATTATAAAATATAAAAATAAAATAAAAAAAATAAAAAATAATCTGTATGAAGAATGTAAAATAAAAATAAATACACATTTTAAATATTCAGTTAGAAAATTAAAACTAAAAAATAACAATTAAAAATAATAATATAAATATCAAACGATAATTCAGTAATAAAAAATATAAAAATATCAAAATGAAAGAATAAAATAAAATTTCATTTAATGTAATGTTGTTTTTTCATATAAAAATAATTATATATAGTTATAATATATAGAATATGGGAGAAATAAAAGATAAAATCGCTTATCATAAAATGTTTCGTAAAGAATTATTAAAACGTTCAATGAGTGTTGATTTTAAAGAAGCGAAAAAAGAATGGGAATATATCGATTGTTATAAAGTAGAAAAAGCCGATGAATGCATTTGTACGAAAAAGATATGTAATATATTTTTAATAGAACATAAGAAAACAAAAGAATTATTAAAAATAGGTTCTGAATGTTATAAGCATATTGATAAAGCAAGGGCTGAAAAAGCAAAGCGTGAATTAATGACTAAATTAGATATGAAGAAAAACCCTGATAAATATTGTTTTAAATGTAATACTAAAAAGAAAAAGCAATATAAGAATGATATCTATTTATGTAAATGTCAAAAATTAGAATATGAACTTGAAGAAATAAAACGTTATGGTAGAAATAATAATTTTAGATTTGGAAAATATAAAGGAATTCCTTTTATGAAACAAGCAAAAAATTATTCATATATTAATTGGCTTTCTAACTTGAATAATCCAAACGTTAATGTGTCTCGTTTTTTAGATTACGTAAAAAAATTAAATAGTCTTGAAACTGAAAAAAAAAATATAAAGGGTATTACCTTATGATTTTCACCGAATACCCTTATTTTTGCGTTTTCCCTTAGCCCCGCCCTTCCTCAGTCTCTTAAATTCAGCGTTTTTAATGAATTTAAGAGCCTCCTTGCGTTATATCCAACTTAAGGGTTGTTTTTTCACCCAAAAAACCCCCACTATGTGCCTATAACGCAAAAACTGACGACTTTTATCTAGTTTTTTCGTCATTTCTAAATTATCACGAAAAAAACGGATAATTTTCGTCATAAACTCACTTAAAACACGGATAATTTTAAAATTATCCATTAGAACGCGGAATTTAAGCCCTTTTTTCATGTTTTTTTCGTCAAAAGAGAAGAAAAACGATTATTTTCTCTTAAATTCGGTATTTTTTATGAATTTAGAGAAGAAAAATATTAAAATATTTCGTCAAAAAGAATTTTTGCCATAGATTTTTTTAAAATCTATTTAATAATCATTTTCAATATGAATATAATCTTTAAAATCTAAATCTTTTTTTTTGCATTCTTGTTTTATTAATTCCATTTTATTATTGAATTCCTTAATTAGATTTAACATTTCTTTAAAATCATTTCTCAATAAATTTAAATCATCTTGTATTTTGTCAATTCTATTAAGGGTTCGCTTCTGGCTTGGCATCTATAATATTTTCATCTATAATATTTTGTGATGTATTTGTTTTTTTCATTGCTAACTTTTTTAAATTTTCATCTCTTAAAATCTTATCATTAAGTTTTTGATTAAGTATATCATTTGTTCTATTGGGAACAACTGGCTTTTTATCTGTCTTTTTATCTTTATCTTCTTCTTCATCGCTATCATTATTAACATCACGAATACATCCATAACGAAAGAACCCCCATAAAAAAGAACAATCGATTTTAGTACATCGCGACTTAAAAATAATTAATAATAATGAACCCAAGGCTGCAGCGCCTACGGTCATTAAATTTGCTAGATCATTTGGCTTCATGTTATCCATATTAATATATTTAATTAAATTTTATTATGTATGTTTTATTTTTTATTTTAAAATCTTTTTTCTCTTGTCTTTTTTTTCTATGTGTATTATGTTCGTCATAATATGTTTTTTGATATTTTAAAATCTTTTCTTTATTCTTTTGATAATAAGATTTAGCATATTCTACATTATAAGTTGGTTTTTTTTCTTCCATTATATAATTACTTTTTATTTTTTTTTTGCTTTTGTTTTTCCATATTCATTGCTGTTGTATATTCTAATGATGTTGAGAATGGCGTAATCTGTGGGGGATTATATGGAACTTGAACTTTGTATATAACGGATGAATGGGGGTCTAATAATGCTGGTCTGCCGTTGCTGTCATATATTTCAGTTGTAATATTATTAATTGTAATTCGTTTTGTTATTATAAATTCCATTGAATTATCCCCTTGATTTACATAATAATCAGTTCCTGAAAATGATTTATTAACTAAACTTAAAACAGGTAATTTTCCGCTTGTTTGATTATTACCGCCAAAATATTTAATGGTTGGTAATATATCACTTCTAACTTGATAAAAGGGGATATCAGTTTTTCTTGGTAATCTTTCACCAAACATTAATGTTGAAACTTGATTCTGAATAACTTGATAAGGTCTAACTTTTTGCTCGTATATAAAATTGTGTGTATTTTCTTTTGTTAGAACTCGCATATTATTAGGAATACCTAATGTATTAAAATATGATAAGTTAAACGGATTAGTTTTCCACGATATAATTTCATTACTATTAATTTGTGCGTTGGTTGTGAATGGGTATATTTGAGATTGTCCTAAATTTACGCCACTATTTAAAAATCTATTATTCCTATATAATACAACTTGTAAATCTGGGGTTTCTGTCATATATGTTTTTGTTTGTGCTTTACTAAATCCTAAAATATCCCATAATGAATTTTTATAAGTTTTATCATCTACACCAAAAGAACCAAAATAAATTCCGCAATTACTATCGAACACCGTATTAATTTTTAAATCTTGGAATGCATTAGCGACTTCTTGAGTATGTGTATTTAAGGGTGTTGGAGATATTTCATAAATGGCTTGGTTGCTATTAGGATTAGCATTTAATGGGAATTGAACGTCATTATTTCCATTTACAAAATTTGATAAATAAAATATTTTTGGGTTTCCTGTTGATGTATCAACTTCTACACCTTGCCATACTGAATCGTCAAAACCTGATAAAGCCGTATTAAATTGTTTTCTTGATGTGTGAAGTTGTGAGATTGTAAAACGTGATTCTGTATTGTCAAAATTAAATAAAAATGAATCAGCACCTAAATATATTTCATCATTTCCCGTATCATAATAATATACTTCGGGGGTCTCGTCTCCTTCTGTTCCTGTTTTAATAAATGAATTTTCGAATACTTGAAGGTTTGAGTGTAATTGACCGCTCTTAGGCTGTGCTTGAACTCTTAACTCTGATTTATCCATTAAACCATTCCATAATAAAATACATTGGTTGCCGTGTGCCGAAAAGTGCCTATCCCATCCTATACGTGTATATGAATTTGTAGCAATTGGGAAACTTGATTGACTAAATGCCTGATAACCTTCGGCTAATTCACTGCCAAACGTTTGCCGAGTTTTTATATTATAATAGGGAAAATATGGCGTATTTGGTGTTACGTCTGTATTCATATCTACATATAATCTCGCACGAATTGAAGAATATATAGTGCCATCATTTGCTCTCCAAGGTTTAAATACTCCATATGCTCCGTTATTACTAAATCCTTGGTCTTCGGTAGAATCCCATTCTAAATAAATAGGGTTCGTCCAAGCAAGATTTACGGCGCTTGTTGTTGTAAAATCTAAACCAAAAGGAAATCTTTTATAAGCGGTTAAATCTGCGTATGTTACGACTTTGGGTTCTGTATGTAAAAATACGCTATTTTGTGCCGTTGATTCTGTTAATTTTGCTACTTTGGTTTCATACATTTCATTATCATTTCTAATAAATTTAAATAAATTATTAAATTGTGATAATAAATTTTTATCATATGGAATATTTGTAAATAATTCATATACGATTATTTGCGGGTCTGTTATTCCTGTTAAATCTGGATTACTCAATATTAAAAATGGTTCTTGTCTGTTTTGATAACTTAAATCTTTTCTTATTAATCTACCCGTTAAAAATATATTTGGATTATAACAACCTATATGATGAAAATTTTTCTGATATTGTATAACTTCGCTATGATTATTTAATGTTGTTGTGTCGTTAAATTCTAATGAAGCATATAAATAATAGGTTCGTCTTGTGGCACATTTGAATAATTTAAATGTGTTTGTCTCGCAAGTTAAGCCTCCTTTAATGTCTTCATATCGTGTATCCCATTGCTGACTATAATCTAAATTATTCGCCCAACATCTCATTTCTTTAATTTTGGGTTCTGTGTGTTTATCTAATTGTTGAGATATTTGTTCGGCAACACTTGAAGGACTTATAAAACCCTTATCTACTGATATATTAACTTCATTATGATAAATAAAATATTCAAAATCTGATATTTCGCGATGAAAATCTAAACCGTCATATTGCCTCCCTACTATATCGGGGTTTGTATATTCTGAGTTGGGGTCTCTTTCTAATATTGTATATCTTTTATTATCAATTGGGAAAGCATAATTAAAATTTGATTTAAATGTGCTTGTATCTATTCCGTATTGTATTTCGTCTGCTCCTTTAGTATTATCTAATGCACTCCAATATAATTCATTTGCTGTTGAATCATAATTAAATTCTGGCATTGGTAAAAGATAATTATATAATCCATCTTGATTTTTATAAAATTCAAGTTGTAATGTTGCCTCATTGTCATATACTTCATACTTGATTTTATCATATTCTGATGTAGATGTATTATATTTATATATTTCACTTTCACCGACTTTTTCATGTTTAAATTCTATTACATCGCCACCACTACCTAAAACGTTTATTCCCGCATATTGAACGGATAAAGTGCTATTTTCTGGTAATGTTACGCCACCATCAATTTTATTAATCCATCGGGAATTATCATCGGTTTTTTCGAATGAATGATCGCAATTACATTCTAAAAATATATAATCTGGTTCTTCATTATCTGCCATATTTATAATATTATATTATATTATTTTTTTAAAGAATTATATTTATTAAGATTAAAGATATTTAATTATAAATCTCAGTAAATCTCCCAGAAGATAATACAAGGGTTTTTGAAATCTGTAGCCATACATTCTGCAATATGGATTTATCCGCTCCACTATCTACGTCTAAATGAAGTTCTAATCCCCTGTTATTTACTCTTTCACCTGTCAAGTTGTAAATACTCATAAAGCGCTTTTGACCGTTAAAACTCGTTGGTTGTTCGTGTTCTTCAATAAGTTCAACATTTGTAAAATCAGTACCTAAATTATCTTGATATTCTCGTGCCGATAAGTTAAGGGGTAAGCCTTCCGCTTCAAGTGTATTTACATACTGCTCGGCAACGTTTGACACTTTGACTGGAAATAGGAAGCGGTCATTCACTTTAACATTATACGCTACATCGTCAGCGTCTCCTGTTTCTTGAATATCACTTTTGAAATCATTGATTAATGAATTATGGCGGTCTGCACTGTCTGGTTCATTGTGGGCGATTTTAATCATTGAAATGGCTTTTCCTGCTCCGCCTAGATTACGTGTAAATGAAGGATTTGAATTATAATTTACATTCGTTCTAATTAATTGATGTTCGAAAAATGGTAATGACATCGTGGCATTTTGACTAGCAAAATTATTCATCGTATCAATATCATAATATATATAATCGGCAATTAATTTCGGTGTATCTAAATCTACATTAAACACTGGAAGAGTTCCGCCTGATGGGGTACATATTCTATGTGCGTTTGTATCTTCTAGAAACAATTCAATAATTACGGGTTGGTCTATCATATATAACGGTAATTGAGTAAATCTAAGTGAAGGAAAAAGCGTTGATAAATCCATTACAAAATCCGAACCATTGCGTAAATCTTGATTATCATGAATAGTGGTTTTTACTTTATCTCCTGCTGGTGCTTGTCCGTCAGTTCCTAGTGTAAGTTCAAACTCTCGCCCTAAATCATAAGATAACTTAGAGGCAATTTCAGAACCATTTAATGCTCTGCCAACAATAGAAGGCACTTTTTGAGATTTACGAGCATTTACGAAACCAGTTTTAATACGTTCTTTTCTTAGTGCCGTATCATTTCCTAGCATCTGGTTTTCATAAGCACTAAGCAAACCGAAGGAATCGGTAGAATCTAAAATAGTTGTTCCTGCTCGAAGTACGCACTTCTTGATTAAACTATATATTCCTGTAGGGAAAGGGAAAAAGGCTTTATGACTATCACCGCTCAATTCCATTGATAAGGAAATTTTACTATTGCTGTGTAGAATACCCTTTCTATCCAATACAAAACGAATATAATCATTTCGTGATACTGTGGGGTCTAAAATTGAAGTATCTACGTTTTGCGTTTGCTGAAAATTCCTACAATTAGGTTTTAATAGGTCGGGGACTTGTGCCTGAGTACATCTTTTAGGGTCGGCAATTAAAGGATTAAGAGCCTTAATTTCAGAATTTAGATTTTTTGACATATTATTTATTTAATATAAATATTTTTTATTGTAAAGAATTTATTTTATTAATAGATTTTCAAAAAGGATGTTTGCCATAGATTTTTTTAAAATCTATATTAATTGAGAACTTTAACGCCTTCGGGTGAAAACATTAAAGTATTACGAGTATGTACGAACATATAAGCACTATTCGGGAAGTCAGTATTTAAATCGGTTGTAAATTGAACGGTGAAATTCCCTCCAACCATATTTAAACCTTCGTCAGAGTAATAATCCATTCTAAGCCCAACACCATAAACAAAATCGCCCTTGGATTTGTCGGCTTCGTCGCTAAAGGACTGTGCTAGATTTGTATTAATGGGTGATACATCCGTATTAGATAGATTAGCAAAATTTCTTACTGCACTAATAAAATTACGTGTAATTTGAGAGTTAAACATTGTTTGGTCTTCTGCTTCATTATCTTCTATAGGATATTGTAGTTGAACCTTAACGCCATTCTGCAAAAATTGTAAATCTTTAATCACTGCTGGGGAAGTTGCCGATTTCATAACTGGAAGATTACGAGTTCCTGACTTTTCATAATTATTCGTGTTCTCGCTAGGAATGAACGTTACCCAAGCGCCGAGAGTTTGAGATGTTCCAAGGTTAAAATTAAGTGTAGCAAAAGCACTATTAATTACCGAATAATACGATTGAATACTATTATACATAAATTGTGTAGGTGGCTTCTGAACTCCTGTAATCATTCGTCCGCTCAAGTGTAAATCGCTTAACTCATACGTTGGTGCTGTTCCTGTGTCCGCACGGAACGCCTGACTGTCGGGGCATAAATTCACTGATATAACTAATCCGTGCATAAGCGGTATAGGGTTTTGACCTAGAAATAACCCGCATGGAAGTTGAACCGAGAAAAAGGCATCAGTTCCATCTTTAACAATATCGAAATTATTTCCAATACTTACGGAACTCATACGCTGAACCGAATCAGAACTTAATAATTGATGTTCGCTCTGGGTAACTCCTAGATAAGAAGAAAGGAAACGCTGATAAAATTTAATTTCTTCTACTACTTGACTATTAGATGCTAATGATACAGTTAATCTATCGAAGAGCGAATACACGCCAAGCCTGGGGTCAAGGTTGGCAGTGTCGGCTGTGATTTCAGCACCTGCTGAATCTTTACACGTTAGTTTTCCGCATAGCCTAATAGATGAACCTTGTACTAAGGCATTTGGGTTCTGAGCCATTGTGAAGTTAATGAGCGGGACACCGCTAAATTTAACAATTCCATTGCTTGGATGATTAGATGGTAATAAGTTAAAATATTCTGACATTTTATTTATTTATTATAAATATTTTTTATTATAAAGAATTTATTTTATTAAAAGAATAGATTTTCAAAAAATCTATATTTTAGAAAATTACATTTACGCCCGATGTGGTAATTTCAAAGCGTCTTACATGGACTAACCAACAATTAAGAAGTTTAGATTTACTCGCAGAAGAACCATAATTTAAATTTAGTTGGAAATCTTTTCCTCTGGTATCATAAATTTGCCCTTCTAATGCTAATGCTCTTGGGATAATACAATTATGTTTAATATGTTCGAATGAATTACTCGGTATTCCTGCCATAATTACGGCTTTTTCTAATTCCGTTAAATATTGTCCGTCATATATCTCTAATGTTTGTTTAGTTTTTTCGGTTGATACAACTCTATCAGGTTGAAGTTTTGAATCATATTGCCATTGATAATTATTTAAGTGATCCCACGCTCCACTAATGCCATTTCTAAATCCGTTATATTGTTCTATGTTTGTTGCTATTCCTGTCGTTTGGTCGGTTACTGGAGCAACAAGTATAGCCTTAGCCATAGAATTATTAAGATTTAAATGTACTGTTGCGTTTAGGTCAGTTGCTAGAACTGAATGCCTATAATTCTGAGCGCATATACAATTATAAGCGACCTTCCCATTCTCTTTTAATGCCTTCATCATTTGGTTAGTATATGCTGGGGTTGTTAGTATTTCCTCCATTATCATTTCTACATTAGAAACTGTATAGGTAGGGGTTTTCGTTTGGTCGGCAAAACTAGTAGATTGGATATATGCCCCGCTGTCAATATCTCCGTCTGCATTGGCATAACTGGCAACTGTCAATTTAATAAATGCTCCGTCAAGTTCAATTGCTGTGATTGTGGTTTTTCCTGAAAGTCCCTCTATCTGGATACGTTCGCCTTTACAAAATGGAACTCTGTCGGCACTTACCATTTGATTATTAGCATAGGATAAATAAATTTCAGTTACTGGACTAGATGCTTGGGGGTATCCGCTCCAATCCGCACCCGCTCCAACGTGGGAAAGTTTCGGGCAATGGCTGGGATTTGTGGCATTTCTAAATAGTTTAAAAACACGTTCAGGTGGCGAAAGGATGAACTCCCAACGCATACCGCCCATAAGGCGATTAGGTACAATAGTTTTAGATGACATAATACCTGTTTTAAGTTTCAAGCATACCCTAACCTTATTATATGTTGCGTTTCCTGTTGCGTCTTTTCTAAAATAAGGGTTGAACTGCGTATTTTGAAATCTCGATTCATTAGTTCCATTCCAACTTCTCTGGTCTGGATTGTAGGCAACTACTCCCTCAGTTAAACCATCTTTATTAATACGTGTTTCTGTTTCACTGTATAAAGTTTGAATATTCGCCCAAGTATAATAATTAGGATACTCCTCAAGAAGCACTCCACCGCGGTTATAACATCTTACATCCTCTAGAAGAACCGAAGCCCCAATAAGGGGGTCTAATTGTACTAGATAATCATATTCTGGCGAATTAGTACTTATGAGTAAATCGAACTTTAAATAACTTTGTTGTGGGTCAAAGTAGTTTAAACTCTCATCAATTTCTACTACTATTTTCTGTCCTGCTTGGTATTCTAAACCATTTTGAGATACAAAAGAAATTGAATTCTGCCCTACTTTAATTTTTGGTTTTGAGGTAAAAATATTTGACATTTTATTTATTTATTATAAATATTTTTTATCGTAAAGAATTTATTTTATTAATATAGATTTTAAAAATAGATTTTCAAAAAATCTATGGCAAAACATCTATATTAAAAAGAACCGCTTTGTGTTATCATTTGTGCTACTGGGTGCGATACATTAGAGACAATGCCTAACGTTGCTAATGATGGGTGAATAACTGAACTCTGGGGTGTTGGTTGTTGTTGATTTGCTTTCTGCTGTGCTAGTTGTTGGGCTTGTGCTTGTTTTTCTTTGGCTTCTTTTTTCTCACCGAAGAAATCGAAGATGCCACCTGCTAAATCTAGCAAACCGCCTATAATCTCACCTCCTGGAACAACTGACGCCACATCACCCGCTAAATTTAAAACGTTAGATACGCGCTCCTCTGTATTGTCTCCTAAGGCATTCCAACCTTCCCCTTTTGCTAGTCCCTCAATATCACCTGCCCCTAATTCGAGTCCGCTTGCGATAGATAACCCTGCCCCAGCCTTTCCTATAATATCTTTTGCCACTCCTGACGCTGTTTTTTCTATATCTCTACCTGCTCCTTCTACTAGTGATTCCGCACCCTCACCGACTGCTTCACCGCTTGAAGTTAATTGAGTAATTGATTTTTGCGCTGGTGTTCCTGTTAAAACTTGCTTAGCACCTGCCACTGCTTGTTTTCCCATTGTTGCCACTTTATCGCCTAGAGTTGTTGATTCTTCTAATGCTCCACTGGTTGCCTCGGCGAGTGAGCCTCCACCTTCTGGGTCGGCATCAATCATTGCTCTCTGTAATCCTCCTGGACGATTTAAAGAACTAGCAACACGTGAAACTTGAACGGGATTGTCTAAGCCATTTTTTGCTAAATGCACTATATTTTTACCTAAATTATATGTTGCTTTTCCTCCCAATACTCCTGCTATATCATCTTCGCTTAATGGTATTCCACCTACTAATTCCTTTTTACCTCCTTCTGTTTTTATTTTCTGTTGAATACCTGTTATTTGGTCGGTTAAGTCTTTTTGTGTTTTATCATAATCTGTTCTACGTCTAATATTATTTGCTTCAATATTTATATTTTCTGATGCTAATGAATTAGATAATTCGTTTTGCGATGCTATAAGGTTTGAATAATAGGATGACATATTTATTTTTATTAAAGATTTTAAATTAAAAAGATTTTTTTTTATTATTTAATTATTTAACTTGATATTCAAAAGTTGAATATACAGTAATTGGATTATCTCTCATTTTGATATTCATATAATTATAACGTTTTCGTTCTGTTGCTTCATAATAATATTTATAAAAATCATCTTGTCCGTTTTCGAAGTTATCGCCGAATTCTTCCGCCATTTCTGATAACATTTTTTTATTGGGAATAGGATAACCTATTAAAACGTCTGTTAAATTGGAACGGCTGATTTTCGGCAAACTTTTGAAGTGCTGTAATGACAAAATAATATCTGCGTTAAAGTGTCTTGATTTGGTTATAAATGCTGTTAGTAATGAATTTTTTTTCATACTGGAATCTCCTATGCAATCATCAAAACAGCAACATATATGGGGCATTTCTGCTTTTGAATATTGTTTTTGACTATCTATTATTCCTTGTAATTTATCATCTGTATATACTGTATCGCAATCATAACGTTTCCGTAAAAATCGAGATGTAGAACATTGTTCTATTGTAGGGCTAAATATATATACTTTTTTATACATATCTTGTCCTAAGGCGTCTGGGTGAAGCAATAACCAACTTATAATCGTACTCTTCCCCGTTTGTCGTGGTGCGAATAATCCTAATACATATGGAGACTGGGGAAGGAACGAATGCACTTGTTTATATTTCTTTTCATTCTCATCTGGTTTTACTGGTGTTATTTTTAAACCTTGTATTTTTTCCATTTATTATATTATATGAATATAAATTTTTTTAATGTTTTTTTATTAATAGAACATTTTATTCTATTAATATTTATTTTTAAAAAATGTTATTGGGATAGAAAAAGACATATTTTTTATAGAAGGTTTTTTCCAATAAAAATTGTTGGTAAAGCAATTTAATATTTACCAATAACCCGCATATAAACCCTCTTCTGGGTCTTGAACTCTATTAATCATATTATTAATGGGATTGGGTAGGTCTTTTAATATTTTATTAGGTTCTTCTTTCGGGATTTTGGCTTCCTGTTCTTTCTTCTTTTTCTTTTTATTTGCTTTATATTTTTCAATGCTTTTAATTGCTATGGTTTCCATGAAGTCTTCTAATTCTTCTGGGTCGAATGACACTTTTTTTTTGGGGGTCTTGGTCTTGGTGGTCTTTCGTGTCTTCGGCTCTGGTGGCTCTTCCTCTTCTGGTTGCTCTTCTTCCTCTTCTGGTTGCTCTTCTTCTTGTTTTCTCTCCTCTGCTAACTTCTTTTTTCTTTCTCTCATTAATCTTAAATGTTCTAGTTGTTTTTTTCTTTTTTGGGTAGTCGTTGATTTTGGGGGTTTTTGGGCTTTTTCATTGACTATACCCTTTATATTTTTTTTATCAGTTTCAACTATTTCGCTTTCTTCTTCTTCTTCTTCATTTTCAGTCTCGTTCTCCTCTTCTTTTTTTATTGGGACTACTACTAATTTTTTAGGTGGTTCTTCTTCGCTTTCTTCTTCTTCACTTTCTTGTTGAACCTCAAACATATCATTTGAATTTATATCTTGAGTTGGTTCTGGTTCTGGTTCTATTATATCCTCTTCTTCTTCTTCTGATGTTATTAATTGTTGAGTTGTTTCAATTATTTGTGGCATTAATTCATCGGAGTTATCCATATCATCCATTTTATATATATAGTATATATTTTTTTATAAATATAGATTTTAAAAAAAATATATTTTGCCATAGATTTTTTTAAAATCTATTATGGTGAAATTATATGAAAACTTGCCGATGTTGAAGGTGCTAAATCTAATGCGTATCTTTCATCCTTCGTAACAATTGAAACATTAATAGAATTTATATAAATATCTTCGGCATTATTTAAATCTAAATACATTCTTTCGGGTGGTGTGTATGTTCTTACCCCGAGAGCGGTTGTACTATCTACATTTGATAAATCTGTAAGAATTGGGCTAATAATTTTGCTTACTGAGGCTGTTGATCCGTTCATTGTATAAGTAGAACCTAAATCAATTCTAATATATAATACATCATTATTATTTAGTGATATTCTTTCATTACCTAATATTTGCACTACTTGAAGTTCATTAACGGTCGTTTCTGTACCTTTTTTAAATCGTGGTAATAATCCAATTGCGCCATCTATTGTTCCTATTACATGGTAAAATAAATGTCTAGTATTATAAGGAATTATAACCGTACCCGCTGGTTCAAAAGTATATGATTTTGTATTATCAAAAGGTAAATAAGCATATTTAAAACCTCCATCGCCTGTAAATAAAGTTTCATCGAATTTATAACTCCAAAAATATTTTTCGGTTTCCATTTCATCAATTGTAGCATTTCCTAAATCAGAAACCTCCGTCGCTTCTTCGTCTGTTTGTCCGCTCGTCCAACTAATAAATGTATTATAATTGATACCTAAAAATTTAAATGATAAATCAAACAATGTAGATATTCCCGTTGAAGTTCCATCAAAGCCATTACTCCATAAATAATTACATATCCATCCTATATTACAATCTGATATATCAGTAACTCCGCCCGTGTTTATTGTAGTTGGGTATATGGGTTTATTTGTAATTGATAATAATTTAGGTTCTTCTCCTAATGTAACGGTATGAGTTCCTTTAATGGCAATCTTTGGCACTAATTGATAAGTATTATTTCCTATGGGTTTTAATTCTTCGGTTATTGTTTTTCTTACTTCTCCGTTTGAGTATATCTCAATTTTAACATTATTATTATCTACTATAAATTTTACGTAAGCGTCGGCGTGTGTGGCAACTGGTATTCCATAATTATACTCTTTCATTCTATATCTTGTATCTATTCCTGTAATTATCCTTTCTTCTTCTAATTCGGCGTGTAGTTGATATACTTTAAATTGTCCTCCCTCAGAACTTACAGCATAATCAAAAAAATCTATACCTTCAGGGCAATCTAGAATATCTCCGCCATCGTATGGGTGGAATGACATTTGCTGATATCGTTCGCCATCAGTTACGCGAGTTAAGCCTACAATAATATTATCATTTGAGAAATCGTATCTTATTGAGCCGTCGCTATTGTTTATGAAGTGGTCGAATTCGCCTACATTCCATTCGGCATCTCCGCCTGTGATTACTTGGGTTGTGTCATCATAACTAATAGAATTATTATCGGGATATTTTGTCAGAAATGTTGAAGTCTCGGGGAATGCGGGTTCTGCTTCTGTGTTGGTGTTTATTTCCCAATCAAAACTAATATTTTGAAAACTATTATTAGCATCAAAATTTGGGGTTACCGTCCAGTTTCCAGTGCGATAAAAATCACCGCCATAAATGGCATTTGGATTATTTAAATTATATTGTAGATTTTCGCATAATTGTGTCAATGAATACTCGCCGTCTGGTATTACTACAATCTGCGGGTAATTTACATAATTATTCATTTCTCTACTAGTTAATGATGCCGTTCTATCGGCTAGTAATGGCGATTTATTACCTGTTGTATCTGGCATATCTCTCATTTTAAAAACTTTCGTAGATGGCATTTCTACGCCATGATAAATAAAAAAAGTTTTAGGTTCAGTAAATCTAAAAAATGCATTTCTATTTATGGTTACATGATTTAAGGCGATTTTTGAACCCTTAGCAATTTTCATTGTTTGACTGAAATAATTTTGATAATCATACGCTCGTGAGTTTGCCTCACTGCTTTTTTGACTGGTTAGAATTAACGACATTTTATTATAACTAATATTTTTTTATCATTTGATTTTATTTTATAATTTAATTTAAATTATATTTAAAATCTATGATAATTTATATAATAAACGATGGAAAAATACGGAAAATTAAAAGACTTAATAAAAAAAGAAAAGCCTAATATTAGAGATATTACATTAGAAGCCTATTTGAAATATTTAATTAATTTACATAAGGATATATTTAATAGTAAAGAATTTACTTCTTTTAATTGGTTAAATAATTATGAAAAAGTAATGGATAGTATAAAAGAAAAATCATATTTAACGCAACGAAATATATTAAATGCTGTTATTGTTGCTTTAAATTCTGCTAATGGAAAACCTGAAGTTATTGATAAATATTCTAAATTACGTGATAATTTTAATAAGCAATATTTAGAAAATGTATCTAATGGAAATAATAAAAAACAAGAAGAGAATATGATTTCTAGGGATGAATTAGATGAGTATATAAATACTTATGAAAAGATTGTAAAAGTTAAAAAATGCCGTAGTAATAAAAATATGAGTGCAAAAGAATTAAAAGAATTTCAGATGTTCGTTATTTTGAAGTTTTATCAAAAATATCCCCTAAGGGCTGATTTAGCAACATTTAAATTTATTAATAGTGATGATGAAAAAGAAGATGGCGAAAATTATTATTTATGGGATAAAGGCATTATATTAATGAATACTTATAAAACTAGTAAAAAGTATGGTAATTATACAATCAATTTAGATAAAGATATTAATTCATTATTTAAATGTTTAATAAAAAAGAAAACTAATAAAAATAATAATTATTTAATTACAAAAATAAATGGCGAACCAATGAGTAAAAAAGAATTTAGTAATTTAGTTATTCAATTCTTTAAAACTAATTTTAATAAACGCATTGGCGTTACACTTTTAAGAAAGATTTATTTACAAAAATATAGCGATGTTAAAACTGAAATGGCAAAGGATGCTAAACTGCTCGGTCATTCCGTAGCAACTCAGCAGGGCATATACGTTAAATAATTAACAACACATAATAAAAT